AAAAAAAGCTGCGAAGCTTTCACCTCACGGTGGTTCTAGGGTCTTCGACCCTCATAGGACTGCGTCCCGTGATGTGTTAACATCTCCTAACTAAGTTAGGTACAGCTAATCGCTGTCAGATTCTTCCGAATCAGTGTCCAAGACACCATCTTTAAATAGATCTTGCAGGAGTAACCCTGCAATTTTACCTCCTATCAAATGATAGAGGTGTAAGACGACCTTGGTAACAGGGTCGCCCATCAATACGCCACGAGACGTATAGAAGACCTCAATGGGTGCACCATTGCGGTCAAGTGTCTCCACTTGACGTGGAGCAGTCAGTGCGAAAAGCACCGATTCTCTGTACCATTTCGGTACACCTAGGCTGTCCAACAGCCTGTTTAACATTGCGCCAGCAATGTATGGGTCACTATAATTAGTGGCCTCTTCCCAGTCCGTTGATAGGACTGAAGTTGTTATCTTCTCATTGAAGATAAATGACGCACTAGGGTTCTTGTGCGACAAACGCTGGAAAAAGTTCCATGCGTGATTAGCGGCCCCTATGCCGCTTTCAGAACTTGGAAAGGCTTCCAAGATCTTTAATCCCATGTGTGACATGGGATGTAATAGCAGCGCATGCTGCAATGTGGACACTGTAACTGTCCTATATTTCCCTAGTTCTGCAACCAGGGATACTCGACACGACATCGAGTTATTGTGATAAACATTACGTCTATCACGAAATTTTCCACATGCCCAGTGGAAAAGCCTGTGACCAGGCTTTGCGTTCTCTTTAGTGAGAACTTTTCCGGTGTGTTCACCGGTATGGAGGTCAATCTCCATGATATGGGTGTTGTATCTCAACACCCTTCTGGAAGCCTCAAGCTTCCCACCTTCGTCGCTCTTGACGAAGAATTCTCCGGAGTCGGAGAGCGAAATCTTTGCAGATTTCGCAACAGCCTCAAAGAAGAGGCTTCTTGCCTCGTCTGATCCCAGACGAGTCAAAAGATCACTGTAAACGTGATCTGTAGCCCTCGCAAGAGGGCCCTTGATCAGCTCATACTGATCCTTTGATGACGGAGTCATCAGTATTGCCTTTGTTTTGGCAAGTGTACGGTCGTACACGATACGGGGTGGTACCCCGGATGCCCTTGTTTGGGACATCATCATGACCTGTAAGTAGGTCAAAGGGGTTTCACCCCTTATGAGTGACAAAGCCACTCTTATCGCGGATAGCTCCCGCGGAACTATGACCTTGGTCATATCGCTTGCAGGGTTAAACCCGTGCAT